TGCCTTGATCAAGCAACATGCCCTGACCCGGCTTGGAAGCATCAGTCTTTTGGGAGCCTGTCATGTTCGCCCAGGCTTCCTTCAGCCGAGCAGCTATTTCCTTGTACTTGCCATCAGGGATAACCGACTCGGTTACGAACATGCCCGACGGTTTAGCCCCGTTGAGCATGACGTAGTTAGCGTACAGGTCGATGTCTTGATCAAGGGAGACAAGTTCCGTCGCCAGGATGCCTTTGTTAAAGCCAGCAGAGCCTTGCCACGCCATGTCCTTCATGTGCATGACCTGATGCGAGGCCAGAGGTTCATCCTTAGAAAACCCATACGAAGGAGTAGACAACCTGTAGGACGGATACCGCGTAGGAGTGACCTGAACAGCAATCAGAGTGCTGTCCAAGATGTACATCTCAATCGGAGTCTGGCTAGGATTGCCTTGATCCTTTCTCCACCACAGAGTAAAGGCTTCGCCAGACAACTCATGCCACATCAACCACTGATACCAGAACTCATACTGACTTTGGAAGGCATTAGGGTTCTGAATCAGGTTCATCACCTGAATTGCTTTGGCCTTATTGCGCTCAGAAACACCTTCGCCTTCAATAGCGTCAACGTACTTTCCATCCTCAGTGCGGCACATCACCCGCAGCGGAAGTTGAGCAATAGACCGAGCTTTAGCACCAATACATGACATAACCGTCGAATTTCTCGACAGCATGGACATATCAACAACTCGACCAGCATCATTGACAGAACTGGTCGTTACATACAGCAGTTGGCTGTTTACGACCGAGCCTTGCTTAGTCGCGCCATAGGTGATCTGGTTGCCTAGGGCGGTTTGCCCGAACAACGTATTGGCTTCTTTTGCCGATGTTTTCTTACGAAATACGTCGAAAATGCCCATGTCAGACCCCTTTGGCTACACTTTACCACTCTAATGATCTAAAACCAAATGAATCAGATACAAATACGTTATCTAGGTGGCCGTGGACTGCCATGATCATGGCGATGATACCGTCAACCTTAGCGGATGGGTCCGCTTCGTTCTTCCTAACCTTGATGTTGTCGTTTACATCTTTGTAGACTTCGCAGTTTCCTAACTGCCAACCGACAAAAGGATTGCCATCGTGGTTAATAGCCTTCTTCATAATCAACTCTTCTGTGGCCTTACTTGGGCTTGACAGCATTGCCATGCCCTGGCCGACCTTGACTACAGGAAGTCCGTCCGCGTACAAGTTAGCGACCAGATTAGCCGCGTTGTACGGGTCATAGTTGATCTGTTTCACCTCATACTTTTCACATAGGTTGCGGATATATTTCTCGATTTCCCCGTGGTCGGTGACGTTACCCGGAGTGAACTTGAGAATCCCACTAGCCGCAGCCTGTAGGTAGGTAGGTCGGTAGTGATTTGGAACGAGGTCAAGCGAGTCTTCCGGCAGGAAGAACTGAAACTCCGCAAAGAACCTCTCTTCAGAATACCTGTGTAACGTGCAAATTGCGTTGAGGTCTCGGGAGTGCGCCAAGTCAAAAGCCACAAAGGTGGACTCTGGTTTATCAGTTGGTTTGGCGGATACGGATGCATCCCAGAACCGGCGATCCACCCAAGCAGCGTTTGCAGAGACGTATACATTCAACTGCTTGCAGAGGAACTCGTTGAGGCTTGCAGGCTTTGCTGATGCCTCATCTGCCATATGCTGGATGTGATCAGTAGACACCGAAATCCCGAGCATTGGATTGGCCTTCGCCCAGGTCTTTTGGTCTTGCCAGTTGTCTCCAGCATCGATGGAGTACAGGAGCCCAAACCACCGCCCATTGTCTTCCGCAGCACCCCGAAGGACCGTCCTGAAGTAGTTGAGGTCTTCATAGAACTTGGTTTCCTTAGTGAAGCTGGCAGTCGTCAGATATATCCGAAGAGGATTCTTCCGAGCACCCATGCCCGAATGAAGAACCTCAATAGACGCTCTCTCAGTGATCTGTGCCGCTTCATCTACCATCGCGCAAGATGGGTTCTTGCCGTCGCCTGTTTTCCTATTCTCGCGGGACAGGGCTCGGTAGGTGGAAGTCGAGTCGCCCTGCTTCTTAATCTCGTTCCTGTAGACCAGATACTTCGCGGCCAGATTGGGGTCCATAGACTCCACAATCGCCTTGGATGAGTCAAAGCAGATGGATGCCTGTTCCCGGCTCGTAGCGAGCGTAAATACTTCAGCGCCAGCATCACCAAACATCAACTCATACAGAGCAATGATCGACGCAATCGTCGTCTTGCCTGACTTTCGAGGCACATACAGGATTACGTCCGTCACCCAACGCTTACTGTGATCTGACTTGGCTCGAAAGCCATACAGGCCACAGAGGAACATGACCTGAAACGGCTGAAGCTCAATCGGCTTCCCAGCATCCGGCCCCTTAACGTGGTTGCAGAACTTGACGAACTTGAGGATGTGCTCCGCTTTGGCAGGCACAAACTCATACGGAGCATCCTTGCGTTCCGCCATGTCGAGGAAACGCTGGCAGGCTAGTTGTACGTCCTCGCAAGCCTGGATGTCGCCTCGGGTTACTCCTGCTGCGTATTGGAATGCAGGTTCAAGCAGGCTGGAAGAGTTCATCGACCGTTGTGACCTTGTTGTTTAGTTTCGGGCGTCCTCGAGCAACAAGCCCAAGTTCGCCTAGTATCTTGATAGCCTTGTCGGCCATTTCTGTCCTGATCTTGTACCAAGGACTAGTAGCCGTTCCAGAGTTGTACTGAGTAGTTAGACCCAGTTCTCTGATCATCAGTTCTGCCTCAATCAAACTGTTGACCGTCATCGACAGCGAGCCAATCATAAATTCATCGCTTGGGGTCAGCGGGCCTGTAGACGCCTCGACCTCTTCCCGAATGGCAGTCTCAAACACAGACTTGTCCCAGGTGTTTGGATCGTCCAGATAACCGATGATGTAGCGAGACTTTTTCATGTTAATTCCTTACGCATTTTGGCGTATCTTGTTAAATAGTACACCCAAAATCTAACACAAACGCAGGGAAGTGTTACAGATACTGCTTAGTTTGGTCCCGTGAGAAATTGACCCCGCGCCTGCTCCAAAACCAATCAGTATGCTTTTTGTTTCAATGCTGAAGGTCAGCATGCTGATCATTCACCAAAATTCACCGACGACCCCCCAAAACCCCGCGAATCGTTCATCGGATTTGATGAATCGCCACAGAATGCGACGCATTCGCATCCATCGAGCGTGCTTTGCCCCTTAATCGGTCCAATCAGGCTCTCATCCCCCTATCTGTCCCTGGTAATCTCTCAGGGTCCAGTCTTTGACCCCGTATTCCCGCATCACTCCCCGGCTTTCAAGTCCGGTCTTCACGCTGTGACAGTCGGGACACAAGGATTGAAACCGGTTGACCCTGAATGCATCGGGTCCAATGGATCGCCAAGGCCAAACATGGTCGACCACGCTAGCAGCGCGAATCAGTCCTTGATCCTTGCATGCTGCACACAATGGAAAGCGGGAAAGCTGCGCCTGCCTCATCGTTTGCCATGCCCTAGTCTTGTAAAGGTGCAAGTCTTCCCGGCTTGGAGCTTGCCTGCGAGTCGGGGCATGGTCTGCACACAAAGATGATCCGGGCGCACTAGAGTGAGTGCAGCGAAGGACAGAACACCTAGCACGGGGGACTGTTGGCATAGGGTAAACACCTAGACTGCGGTTGTTCTGGATGTTCTACCATCGGGGCATCGCACCAATCCCTGGTGCGTCAACGTGGAGTCCTAGCATGATTGACAAGGCTTTCAACATCATCGGGCTGGCTTGCCTAGCCGTTTTTGGCGCTGGCTTGCTGGCGATGATGGCAATTCTTGGTGCGACCTATATCAGCATGTTCGTGCTGTGACTATGAAAACCCGTCCCATTGACATCGTTTTTGCTTGCCTATTCGGTATCGCTCTAGGATGCTTGATAGGCTTTTCCCTTTGATCTTTTCTAACTTTGATGGAGTCTAAACGTGAAAAACCCGTATCGTTCAATCCTTCGCTCGCTTGGTTTGTCCTATCGTCCTATTCTTGGTGAGTCTTCCACAAAGACAATCAAGGGAGAAAAACTAAATTTTCTCACGGGGATTCTGTACCTCACC